TCTACAGAATTTAAAATGGTAGACATTACGGACAGTAGTGGTAAAGTAATTGGACAAAGCCGTCAGCCCATTGTTACAGGAGGAAGAGAAGCTAAGTTTTATTCAGAAATGTCTGCGGCTGAGAAAAAAGCAGTAGATGATATAGAATCTGGAAAAGCTCCTTCTTTAAACTTAAATACTTATGGCGGCATAGTGGCTCCTACTTATTCATCAGGTAGGACTTACGATTCTCCTGACCAAGCATTAGCTGGCTTAGGTTCTTTTCTTGGGAATATAGACAAAAGTGTTAAACAAACTGCCTCTAAAATAAACTACAATCAGTTTGATCCCGGTGACTTTGCTAGAGCAGGTTATAGCGGCCCTTCTAGTGTAAGCAACAGAGCAGCAACAGAAGCAACTGCTGAGTACATTACTAAAAATAAAATACCTCCTTCTATAGAAAAGGATGGCCAGACTCTGTATTTAACTACAGGGTTAAGCGAAGATGTTTTAGCTAAAACTTTAGGCGATGACTATAAAGCATCTGGCTCTTACGAGGCTTACGGCCCAGTAGGTACTTACTCAACAGTCTATCAAAAACCACAAAGTGTTTTATCAAGCATTAATCCTGTTGTTAGAGCAGCCCTTGGTGTAGCTACTGGCGGTCTTTCTGAAGGTTTTATAACAGGCGCTAAAGCAATAAGCGGAGAGACTCTTCATGGTGGAGATTATCTTTCTTTAGCTGTTCCTGCTCTACAAAAATCAGGCATGCTAGTTCCTCCAGAAGCAGGAGCTACAGGCGCAGCAGCGGCTGGTAAAGGCATAGCAAATTTAGGATATGCTGACTCTGTTGGTCTATTAAGCGCAGCAGCTACGGGCGATCCTACGAGCTTTATTGTAGGTAAGTTTGGTAACGAAGCCCTTGACAAAGCATTTAAGGAAATCCCTGTAGACTCAGACTTGCTAGGTAGATTCCAAGCTGATGATGTTAAAGCAGGCATGATTAAAGTAGTTGATAAACTGGCTGGCGGTGCAGACTTTGACACGGCACTTGTTGCTGGCTTAGGTAAGTATGTTACAGAAGGCGGTGGTTTAAACTTAGACGGTGTGGACGTTGACTTAGGCGTTGTTGAAGACATTGCTCAAGCACTTGCTAAACAGCTTGAGCCTGCGTTAGATGCTCTTTCAGCCGTAGATACAGCAGTTAGGCAGGGTTTATCTGAGTTTGATAGAGAGGTGCTACAACCAGCAGGTTCAAAAGCTATAGGCGATGTTTTGTCTTCCGCAGATACAGCAGTTAGACAAAACTTAGCTACCTTTGACGAGGAAGTATTGCAGCCTATTACACAACCTGTCGGAGATGTTATTGAAGACGTAGGCCAAGCAATAGGCGATGCTTTTAGTGGTTTAAATGTACCTAACTTCAACCCCAACTTAGGTCAGTTTAGGTTAGTGTCTGACACAGGTGTTTCTGTTCCTTCTCCTACACGAACAACAGATCAAATATTTGGTGATGACTTATTTAAGTTTGAGACAGAGATAGGCATATCCTACCCTAATGAAGAAGAGTATGTAGACCTAGAAGCAAATCCTTTTAATGACTCTTTAGAATTAGAACTAACATATCCAGATTCTACAGAGGAATCTGATGGCTTTTTTGAAGGCACAATTTACGAGCAACAACCACGGAGCTACAATTTCTAATGACTTACTTACAACTTGTTAATAGCGTATTACGCAGACTGCGGGAGGACGAAGTAACCACTGTTGGTCAGAACGCGTACTCTAAACTTATTGGTGAGTTTGTCAACGATGCTAAACGTACCGTAGAAGACGCTTACGATTGGACTGCCCTGCGTACTACACTGACTGTATCAACAACAGCAAACACATTTAACTATGTTTTGACAGGTTCACAAAACAGAATGAAAATACTTGATGTTGTCAACGACACATCTAACTTTTTTATGCAGTATAGAACCTCGCATTGGATGAATGAGGCTTTCTTAATAGACGAGCCGCCAATAGGTACACCTCAGTTTTACAGCTTTAACGGTGTAAACGCTGCTGGCGACAACGGTGTAGACCTTTACCCTAAACCTGATAAAGTTTATCAAGTACGTTTTAATGTAGTGTTGCGTACATCAGACTTTACAGCAGACACAGACAATATGTTAATACCCTCTTCTCCTGTAGTTCAACTAGCTACCGCATTAGGCGCTAGAGAGCGTGGGGAGACTGGAGGCACTAGCGCAGCAGAGTTGTTTGCACTAGCAGATAATACCTTGGCTGACGCTATCGCTATTGATGCGTCACAACATCCTGAAGAAACTATCTGGTATTCGTAAATGGCACAACAACTACAGAACATTACCGTAGCAGCTCCCGGCTTTTTTGGGCTGAACACTATGGATTCTCCTATAGGACTTAACCCGTCCTTTGCAGCTATTGCTGACAACTGTGTAATTGACCAGTACGGTAGAGTAGGCGCTCGTAAAGGGTGGACTGCTGTGTCTTCTAATGGTTCTTCTGTACTGGGCAGTAGCCGTGGTATTGAAACTGTACATGAGTTTATAGATAACTCTGGTGACAAGGTTGTACTATCAGCAGGCAACGCTAAAGTATTCAAAGGTACTACAACCTTAACAGACATTACTCCTAGTAGTTACACACCTACAGCTAACAACTGGAAAACAGTATCACTAAACAACCATGTGTATATGTTCCAGAGAGGACATGAGCCACTAATAGGCACAGACGAGTCAGGCTCTTTTGTGCTAGAAACAATGTCAGGACACAGCCACAGCCAAGGTGTTGCGCCACAGGGTAACGAAGTCTTAGCAGCTTTTGGAAAACTGTGGGTAGCTGATGTTACAGGGAACAAGCACACTATCTACTGGTCTGACACGCTTAACGGACATGCTTGGACAGGAGGCACTTCAGGCTCGTTAGATGTTACTCTAGTGTGGCCTACAGGCTTTGACGAGATAACAGCTCTAGCGGCTCACAATGGCTTCCTAATCATCTTTGGTAAGAAGTCTATATTAGTATATTCAGGAGCAGATGATACAGTAACAGCAGGAGTTTTTAGACTAGCAGATACTATTGAAGGCGTAGGATGTATAGCTAGAGACTCAGTACAGCACACAGGCACTGACATTGTATTCTTGTCTGACTCTGGTGTTCGTAGCTTTGGCAGGACTGTACAAGAAAAGTCTATGCCCATGCGTGACATTAGTAAAAATGTCCGTAATGATATTAACAAAGCTATATTTTCTCAGACAAACCCTATCAAGTCTATATATAGTGAAGACGAAGCATTCTATCTTTTGTCTTTCAGTGAGAGTAGTCTTGTATATTGCTTTGACATGCGCGGCCCTCTTGATGAATCAGGAGCGCACCGCGTTACCACATGGACAGGTATTGATCCTTTGTGTTTTGCTGTGTTAGAAGACGGAAGTATTTACATAGGCAAAGACTCTGGCGTTGTTAAATATACAGGCTATGTAGACGGTGCAGCTTCTTATCAGCTAAGTTACTTTAGTAATCCTTTGGACTTTGGTAGTGCTGCTAACTTAAAGTTTTTAAAAAAGTTTAACCTGACACTTATCAGCAGTCCCGCTACTCCAGTAACTTTAAACTGGGGATATGACTACACGGAGTCTTACACTAAGCAAGCATTTACTTTTGCAGGCACAGCGGCCAACATTGCAGAGTACGGCACAAGCGAGTACAACACTGTTGCTGAATACACAAGTGGAACAGCAATACAAACGCCTAAAGTCAACTCTTCTGGCAGTGGCGAAGTAGTTGCTATTGGTCTTGAAGCTCAAATAAACAACGCAGAATTTTCTATTCAAAAAATCGACATACACGCTCTACTAGGGAGACTTATCTAATGTCTAATTACACAAAGACAACTAACTTTGCTGCAAAGGATTCTCTCCCTTCTGGCAATGCTGCTAAAGTTGTTAAAGGTACAGAGATCGACACTGAGTACAATAACATTGCGACAGCAGTGGCTACTAAAGCTAACTCTGCTAGTCCTACTTTTACTGGTACTGTTACAGCCGCTACCGTAAACGTCACAGGCACACTGACGGCTGATACAATTACTGGAGGATCGTACTAATGTCATTGATGGATTTATTACAAGGTGGCGCTGAGTATTACTTAGGTCAAGAAAACATTGATGCCGCACAAGCCCTTGGTCAAGAAACTCAAGCAGGTATGTCTGCGTTGGCTAGTGCAGCACAAACAGGTTCTGAGTTTAGACCTTATACTGTAACCAGTGATCTAGCTAATGTTTCTACTACACCTCAAGGTGGCTTTGGCGTTACTCTCTCACCACAACAACAGGCCATACAGAACCAGTTACAGGGTCAATCAAGCAGTTTGTTTGGTCAGGTAGGTGTAGACCCTTCCATAGCACAAACGCAGCTATACGAGCAAATGAGAGCCGTACAGCGTCCTGAAGAACAACGCCAACGTCTAGCTTTGGAAGAGCGTATGCTGTCACAAGGACGCTTAGGGTTATCCTCTGCTGCCTATGGTGGTTCTTCTCCTGAGTTACTGGCTCAAGAGACTGCACGACAGGAAGCGATGGCTCGTGCTAACTTAGGTGCGCGTCAGCAGTCAATGGCTGAACAACAGCAAGCTGCCAGCTTAGGCGGTATGCTACAGTCCGCAAGTTATCAGCCACAGGCACAAGCCTTATCTATGTTTGGTGCTGCTAATGTTCCTGCTGAACTGCAACAACGAGGCCAGTTAGGTGGTATACAAATAGGTAGTCAGCTAGAGCAAACAGGACTAGAGTCTCGTCTACAAGCAGAACAGTTAGCCAATCTCTTACAACAGCAGCAAAGTGAAGCAGTGTTAGGTTCTTTGTTTGGACAACAAGCTACTGCTCAAGAGCAAATACTAAACAGGCTTCTTAATGGTTCAGACGCTCCCGCCTTAACAGGTAATGGTGGTTTATTTGGAGCAGGGGCTGACTGGTTAGCAGAAAACTTACCGGACTGGTTGGGCGGTATGTTTGGCGGTGACACTAATGAATCTAATCCTAGCGGCTCATTCTAAAAAGGAGAACAACAATGGCTAGACAAGATATTGCA